CCACCACCAATAGCCATCGCTTACTTCCTTTGCTTTGTTAAGTCCCCAATCAAAAACCAATCGGGCGAGGATTCTTCCTCAGTTCCGCCAAGGCCTTTGCCGCTTCGTCACGAGCCGCTACAACAGGGTTTACTCTGAACTTTGCCAGCGTGTCGCGTGCTGACTCGTTCATAAACGACCTATTAAACACTTGCGGCGACGTTGGGGTCGCCGATGTCTTCATAAACTCGTAGTAATCTGCTGCCGTGTCGTGATTTGTAATGCCCTTTTCGAGCATAACCTTTTCAATCTCTGCAACGTCTTCGTCTGACTTTGCTTTTCCACGCTTAACCAAAGATTGACGCCGTTTTTCTAGCTCTTCAAGGGCATCTTTTTCCCTCAATTTGCCTTCTAAAACCTGATTTCGGGCTTCATATTCAGCAAAACGAGCGTCTACTTGGTCTTTAATGTCGATTGCGTCGATTGTTAAGTTTGGCTTAACTTTCTTCGTCAAACGCAAAAAAGAGTCCCGCGTATCAGGGTTTTCGGCCAATTGACGGGCCAAAAGCGCTAATTCATCACGGGCGTCTGGTGTGAGATCTTCTAATGAAGGCATTGTTGTCCCCTATCCTTCGGTTTAAATAACTTTTTTGCCGTCACCTGGTGGCTTGATAGCCATCATGTTCTTGCTACCAATCTTAGATGCGCCGGAAAGGCCACCAAGCTGGGAGAAACGAGGCGTGTTAACGACTTGACCGTTAACCTGCTTGTCGGTTGTTGCATTGCGGGGTGCCGATGCGCCCCGTGGCTTAAAGAGTTCCATGTTTGTTTCCTTACATTGGAGGCATTGCAGGAGGGGCACCAGCCGGAGCGCCGCCGCCCGGAGGCATTGGAGGAGCACCAGGAGGGTTCATCAAGCCGAGATTCGGAGGAGCGCCAGCAATCATGCGAGAACCGGGCGTACCGCCACCGGCTTGAGGAAGGTTTTGAAGAAGCTGAAGAATCTCAGCGTTCTGTAACTCACCGGCCTTTTGCTTCTTAGGGCCGAGAACGGTGGTTAATGCCGAGATAGCATTGATGAGCTTTTGCCCTTCTGGGCTTTCGGAACCGATGGCTGGGAGCGCCTGCTCAATCAAATCCATCGCCATTGAGACGTTGACGAGAGCGGCTTCTTTAACACCAGCTTTAGGTTCAGGAGTAGACATAGGCGAAGGCATAGGAGGCGGGGATGAAGGAGGAGCGTCACCAACGGAAACGCCACCGGGAGTTGCTCCACCGGTGCCTTGCATAAGTGCCATGATGTCTGCGTTATCTGCCATGTTACATCCTTAGAATAAGTGACGGGGTATTTTCGGCTTCCCCCCCGTCAGGGAAGTCGCCTAAGAAACGGGTCTATCCCGTTTGTTAGTTAGCGACGTGCCTTACGAGCCTTGCGACGCATGATGCGCTCCTATATTTGAGTGAGGGGGAATTGTGAAAAGCGTTAATCAACGCTTCGACTTACGAGCCTTCTTACGCATTTAGCGCTCCTGTACCTAGAGTGAACGTCCCCAACTTACTTGCGCTTGCCCCGACGGGAGCGCTTAACTGATTTATACGCCATGATTAGCCTCTTGTATATGACCTACTAGATGTTGTGCGTGGCGCAGCAGACCGCATACCACTAATTCTGTAATCCATTGTAACGGGTTTTGGGTCGCGAGACAAGGAGCCTGCTGAAGCCCTCGGCTGATCGCCCCGAACCGGGTTAATTACTTGACCTTTTGCCATGTTAGCCTGCCTTTTTAGGAGCTGGTGCGCCGCCGCCTTGAGGTGGAGCTGCCGCAGCTTTGGCTTCTAAAGTTTTCAACCGTTGTTTGAGAAGTTGCTTCATTGGCGGGTCAAGCAAGTCAAGCAGGCTTTCTTTGTCAATTGCGCCAGCTTTAAACAAGTTGAAAGCCAATGACCGCAAATCTTCCATAAAAATAGGGCTGTTCGAGTGCGCGTCTACCTTGACCACATAGTCTTTAGTGAACTGAGCAGGGATAAACTTGCCACCTTCTGTGTCTTTAAGAACCGATGGATCATAAGCCTGCATCAGCTTGAGATACAAAGTTGCCATTTTTTCCAAAGAATCTTCAACAACCAAAGCACGTTTTTTGGCACGCGAAGATCCGAGACGCGCAAGCTGAGACGCATGACCAGCGGAACGAACGCCTTGTTCTCCTTTACCAGACAAAACAGACGATATACCGGACGTTTCTTCAAACATCTGGTCAATTTCTTTAAGCTGTGCGTATAAATCTTGCGGAATATTGGGTGCCAGACGTTCTGCCTTGGCATTAGGCATATCAGACGACAACAAGCCACCCGCACGGTTTAGCGCAAAGTTCTTTTCATCTAAGATGCCCGTAAAGCCGGTTAGGGCCGTCGGTGGGTTAACTTGTTTGGACAACAGATCCAAGATTTCCGTCATGCGCCGATTACGCATCTGCTGAAGGTAAATCAGCTTGGAAACTTCGGATTGTCCCCAGTAATAATCGTATTGTGGGTTAGGTGTAATCTGAACAAACGGCAGCTCACCCTTTAAAAACAACTGCTCGTTAGGCCGGTCATAAATAATGACATCTGGCGAAGCCTTTGTAACTACTTGGTAATCTTGCGTCTCGTCGTTCCAAACGTACAACTCAGTCATCTCAATCGTATCTTCTGCGATACGAGCTTTCATCCGGTTATAACCGTAGAGATCCAAGTTAACCGTACCGTACAGGGTAGGATTGGTTTGAGACATGACAATTCGGTCAATGCCTTCAGGAATATGGGTTGGCTCATAGTTAGCCGTGGTGACACGGGACAAAATAGAGTCGCGTTTAGGATGGTTATACAGACGCGCCCACAGGTCTTGTTTTGTCATGTAATATGTCATGGTGAGGGCTTGTTGACGGTCTGTATAAGGCACGTCCTCGCGCAGCACACCGATTGAACCGGGGTCAACAAGGTACGGATGAATCGAGTTGTTGAACGGCATCAGCTTAATAAACGTCGTGTTGAACACCAACGCCCAATTCAAAGCCGTGGCAAATACTTGGTCGGCATTCGAGTTGTTCCACTCGTCATGCAAGGCTTGCGTCAAAGACGGCAAGTAACGGTGTTGGATCTCATCAACCCCCGCGCCAAGCGAAATGTTAAAACGCGTAGTTTCAGCCGAATAAAGAAACGAGGTGAGCTGATCGATGTGCGAACCGATCTTGTTGAACGGTGCCGGCGACTCTTCTGGGCCAGCGCCAAACAAAAAGTAAGAGCGCAAGGACGAGTAATCGCCCTGACGCTCTGGCTTGGAGACATCGCACTTGTTAATCAGGTCGTTATAGAAATACTCGCGCTCGTCTTCTTTATTAGGAATCCGCATTGATCTTTAATCCCTGTGGGTCGGCCTGGTAGCTTGCAGCGCGAGGACCAGTCAGATTGCCAAGGTTCTTGGGATCAAAGCCAGCCGGTTCGCCATTGCCGGATTGTACAGCTTTCCCAGCCAAAGCGCTAGACATGTTAAACCGGCCACCGCCGCCCCACATGACCTGATCGACCGCTTCGTGGCCTTTGTTCTTTTCCACAGGTTTGTTGTTACGGGTGTGATAACCCTTCTGCGCCTCGCCTTCACGGGTCGATTGGATGTTAGTCATGCCAAAATCCCGCGCCAAACCCTTTAAAGTTGAGTCTGCGTGCTTGGTGCGGCCCGATTTAATTGAAAACGGTTTTAAAAACACTTGCACCACATTTTTGCATCCGTGGGGGCATTCAGCCTCCCAAGCATCAAAATATCCGTGTTTTTTGCAGTTATATGACCTTAAAATGCCCATTTTAGTCCTCTAATTGCTCTAGAAGGGTAGGATGTGAGTAGTCGTTTTTGTTAACAATGCCCGGTTTTACTTTGATTTTGCCGCCCTCAAAGACCAGTTTATTGCTACGAGCGGCCCTTGGTTTAGGCACATTGTTGTACTGAATGAACCGAGAACGGTCTTTGTTATACATAACCGTGACTTCACCGCGCTCAATCTGGCCCAACGCTTTGCTCAACCTAATTTGCAAGACCACAGATAAAGGATAAGTCTTGTAGATAAAGGTGTCTCGCAGGGTAGTTTCGCTCATCCCGACCATCTCGGCTAACATTTTCCATGACCAAGGGCTGTCACCGTCGGCTTGAAAGCGTTCCATGCGCCGGAACAGTTCTGCGTTAGTAAGAACGCTCATCGGGGCCAAATCCTATACGTTTGAGATAGTCAGACACATTCTTGCCGACCGCCAACTCTTCCGGCGTTTTGTCTTGTGTCTTTTGAGACACGTCACGGGTAATGCGTCGGGCAATCAGTTGTGGTTGTACTTGCTCGGCAAAAGCCATCGTAGCCATAGCGGTTGCAAGCACACGGTCGTCTTTGGATCTGCCAGGGGCTGAGATGGTTGCGCCATCCCTACGGATTGTTTTCATTTCTTCCAACAGATCTTCTGATCGCACCTTTAGCATGTCGCGTTCAAAATAATCCTTAAAGTACGTCATCATGCGTTCTTTGGTGGCTTGCGTAGTGATAACGCCTATGGAGTTGCTTAGACCACCAAGCGTATCGTTCTTTCGCCATATGTAGTTTTGCATTGATGACAGCACATTCATCAGTGCTTCACCTTGTCTGCGGGTTTCAGGCACGGATGCAATGGCAACGGCTTGGCGTTTAAGGTTGCGTAGCTCTTGGACTACAGGTTGCCCTGGTCCGTTGAGTTCGAGGTTAAGGGTGGAGTTCTTGTAGGCTCCTGCCAGATGCGCGATGACCCAAGCAAATTGGTAGGTGTTGAGATCTGAAGTTGCAAACTCGGCAACCTGATCCATACCATCGGCATAGCAACGATAAATCTGTATACAAAAACGGTCAGCCCAATCTGAACTACCATAAGCAGGATCAGCACCGATAACATAATACGCTGTGTCAATTGGTTCCTCCCAAATCTTGAGGGTTGATAGTTTAGGGTTAGACTTCATCACTTGCGTGTCTTGGAAGTTATGGCCCATGACATACCGATAACCGTCAAACGGGCTTTTACGCGACTCCTTCATGGCATCCGTACATTTGCTGTTCGAGAAGAACGAGCTGCCGGTCATAACAAAGGCATAGTCTTCCGTGGGCGGAAACTCTTGGTACATAAGGGCATCGTCTTTGATGCCTTCGGCCAGTTTCCAACGCCACCAAGCAATCTGACGAGAGTTGATCTCAACGTTGTAGAGCTTCTTGATGTCACGCACCCATTCTTTTTCTTCGGGCGTCACCTTGCCGTCCCAGTAAACTTTGTAGATTGGGTTGTCGGCTTCTACTGAGTAGAACTCGTTTCTCCACCAGCCACAGAAGATAGCGCGCTGAGTACGCGCTCTCTTAGCGGTGACATACATGTCGTGGAACATGTTAAATCCTCGGGCAGTCGATTCAAACATGTAGAGCCGTAAAGGATTTGTCTCCGCAAGGGAGGCAAGCAATGAGGCCAGACCTTCTTCGTCGCCCCATGAAGAAGTTTCTGTGCCATGCAGGTATGTAATAGCCTTCCCACGTCCCAAGCTCCCCTTAGCTCTCAGACCGGCCACTTGGTAAAACAGGCGGCTGCGGTTTTTTAGTGACAATTGGTTTCTGTTATGTGCCAACAAGGGAATCTTATATTCCTTGGGCAAGCCGTCCATGTACATGGCAAGCGTAGACCTGAACATGTCACGGTTTTCTTCCGTGTCAGTCGTTAGCGTGCCTTGGAGACCAGGATTAATAAAATGCCAGTAAAGATCCAAGGCAAGACTGATAGTAGTAATACCGAGCTGACGGCCTTTAAGAATAACATAAAAGTGGCAGTCATCTTCTAATCCTTTTGCAATTTCTTCCATGACATAAGTTTGCGTGCCCAGAAGTTTGTCCATCTTCTGAAGACCTAGCTCTTTGGTTTCAATCTTGAGCTGCCGGCAAAACGCGTAGAACTGTTGCAGGTTAAACTTCATGACGCCAACGTATTGTATTTGGTAACACGCGACGTGTGCGTTTTTCCCAAATTGGGATTGATATACAGCACCGTGCGCTCAGGCACCTTGGTGGCAATGTCGGCATTTGTACGGGTGTAGCTATCCGTCTCCTCTACATCTTTCACCGTCTTTTGCTTGGCAGCAACACCGCAACCGGGGCAGAACTTCTTAATCTGCTCACCAAACTCCGTGATGTGTTTTTGCCACCAACCTTCGGTCACAGGCATTCCGTGGTCTTGATTCCGCGCCAAATCAAATGATGCCGCCACCTCGCAGAAGTAAGCGCGTAGCTCTCCGTTATTTTGGACTATTGCAGCGGACCATTCTCGGTTGATGTCACACTTGGTAATCATCTCCCACATTTCATCTTCGGGGAACAAATCCTGAATGGCCGTCATAATCGGCGCGTGATCCGACTGTCCTTTGTAGAACCAAGACAAAGCACCGGCGGCTTTCACCTTGTTGTGCAATGTCTCAAGATGTGGCTCGGCGCGTTCATTGCCATGTGAGTTCATGTTGAAGGTGCCAAAGGTTTCCTCACACAGCTTGCCGTGCTTGAAAAAGTTATTTGTCCACAGGCCGCGTTGCATCTTGTTGGGGATCTCTTCCACAAAGATCTCGCACAACTCTTTAAACTTGGGGTGCATACAAGGATTGCCGCCAAGCATGGCAATGATGCCGCGATAACCCTTCATGCTTTTTAAGGCGAGCCGAAAGTTCTCAGGCGTCATGTCCCAGAACTCGTCTTGATTAACCAGCAACCGAGTACAATTAGAGCAAGCAAGGTCGCACTTGTTGGTCACGTCAATGCAAATGATGTGCATGTTACGCGGTCCGCGCATCAGCGGAATGGCACCTTCAGCGTTCATTAGTTTTTCTCCCAAGGCAATTTGCCCCCAAATTGGGCACGCACTTTAACATTGTTTTCAAAAAAGAAGGCACGCAGATCATTCTTCACGTTGAGACGGTAATTAACCGTGTATTCACCCGTACCAACACCCAAAATATTGTTGTGTTCAAGGGTGTGGTAAAGATGCCTGTCTCCAACATTCAATGTGCCAGTTGTTTGCATCCAAACATAACTTGTTTGCATAGCAATATGCTTTTCAAGCAAATAACAATTAGCATCAATAAATTTGGTATATGGCCCCAAACTCTCGCAATCGTCATTGTCAAAGAATAAACCGTCAACATTAACCAGCTTTCTCAACGAGTAAGAAAATTTTGGTTTGGTTATTGTAGTTATATCTTCTAAACGATTTACCAAGCTCTCAATGTGATTTGGTTCATACCAATTATCATCATCCAAAAAAGTTATGTAATCTTCTTGAATAAGATATGGAGATGCAGCCAAAATACTGCCGTTCATAATTCCGTTGCCACCCGTCTTAACCGGCAAACGACAGAACTTAACATTAGGCCCAAACTTGATGTCAGCCGGCAAATCTTCTGCATCCGAGAACACATAGTGTACACACGGGTAGCTTTGCCGAGCCACACTGTCCAAAGTCTGCTGTAGCGTGTCCCTGCCCGTCGTAGCCGTCACCACAGCCACCGTTGGACCTCTTACCTTGCCACCCATTGCCATCTCAGCGTCCCTTCTGTTGATGGTGCTCTCATCACGATTTGAACGTGAAACCTTCGCTTTCGTAGAGCGACGCTCTATCCAGTTGAGCTATGAGAGCCTCTTGGTTGCGGAG